ATCCTCCCGTTGTTAACATTGGCAACGCGACGATGGACAAGGAACCAAGCAGCTGTAAAAGTGCTGTAGGTATTGTCTGTGCAGGGAAGACAGAAGAATACAGGTGTGATAGTCCTGGAAATTCAGTCAACCTTACGTGTCACGTTAATGTTGATAATGGTTTTATAAGAAAGAGTGTTGATGTAATAATTGCGTTATGTCGCCTCTACGGCTTTGATGATAATGGGTACTCTCGTAAGAGTACTTATGATCACTGGATATGTTGTGCGTGTTTATTAGGGGATGATATGAAATTTGTTAAGTGGAAAATCGCTGCATTTTTTAGTCATCATATGAGCACAAAGGACTTCCCACAAGAGATTCCTCCGAGTATTTTGTTAAAAAATGCTGAGGACCACCCTGGTGTTTTGTTGGCTGGTCGGGGATACCGATGGATGAGTTTGTTAAAAAACAAGAATAATGGAGAGTTTCGAAGTCTCTGTATTTCTGTTTTATACTCAAAGAAAGGTATGCCTCGGCCCAATAAGGCACGATTGGTCTTGGCGGAGAGTAAGATGTTTGAAAATCTTACTACAGCTCCTGTTCGGCCTGCCCCGGTTTTGTTAAAAATCGATAAGAAGGATGAAGTTGTTAATGTGGATGAAATTAGTATGAAGAGACAGATTCAAAGAACTGTCTTCGAGTTATTCGCTTCAAAGGAATATAAAAAGGAGGATCGTTTAGAACCCTTCTTTCCCTCAACCTCTGCTAACTACATTAATTCTCGCTCCTTAGGTGGTGCTGTTGGAACATTTCTCAATGATAGTGTTGTCCTTAATGGTTTAAAATCTAGTGAAAAATTGATATCATTTGAAGCGATTCAGTTAGGTAAGCGGTCAAAATATTATGTAGTTGATGATAGTAAATTAAGAGAAAAGTTCTCTACATTATATGAAAGAATTGTCGCGAGTGCAATGCATGAGGAGCCTATTGCTAAACCAGTTGGTTTGGCTGAAGCCTTGAAGGTCCGAGTAATTTCAAAAGGACCACCATATCTATACACCATGTTAAAGCCTTTACAGAGATTTCTCTGGAGGGTCTTACATGATCATAAGGTTTTCCAATTGATTGGAAAGCCAATTGATTTTAAAGTTGTTCAAGATATGTTAGGTAAGAAGCTCCCTACTTCGAAAGCTTGGCTTTCAGTAGATTATGCTAGTGCAACAGATGAGATGTATTCATGGTGTTCGAACTGTGTTATTCATTCCCTTATTCAGTGTTTAGATCTGCCTCCCGAAGAAGCTTTCGCTTTTCGTCAGGCTATGACAGATCATATCATTGAATTTAAAGGTGAGAAGAAAACTCAATTACGTGGCCAGCTTATGGGTTCGATTGTTTCATTTCCAGTATTGTGTATTGTCAATGCGGCTATATGTCGCTGGACCTTAGAATTAGATCAAGAGCGTAAATTAAAGCTTGTTGACTGTCCTTTGGCAATAAATGGAGATGATGCCTGTTTTCCTTGTTCAGAACAAGGTGTTAAGATTTGGGAGAAGATATCATCCTTTTGTGGAATGAAACCATCCATAGGAAAAGTTTATTATTCCAATGAATTTTTAAATCTTAACTCGACACAATTCCGATATTATCCCTTGGGGTTTGTCTCAGAACGATTGTATGATCACGTAAACGGTAGTTATGTAAAAACATTCTACTTTGAACGTGAGAATTATGTCAATTTGGGGCTGCTTTGGGGTTTGAAAAGGTCGGAGGGTGGTCAGGCATCTATTTCTGGTGCTGATGCATGTGACTCAGAAGGAGGTTCTTTTAGTTCTCGCTGTAATAGCTTGATACGAGATTGCCCTGAGTTCCTTAAGGAACGTGTCATGTGCCAATTTTTGCACATTAACCAGAAACAGTTAAAGAGAATCCCATTACCTTGGTTTATACCCGAAAATTTGGGTGGTATAGGACTTCCGAGTGTTGGGAAGTATGGACCTTGTGAAAAGGATATGATATTGGCAAAGATGGTCTATGATGACCCAGTTTCTTACCCGATAACTCGTCCGCGACTAGATAATAGTTGGCAGACTTGGGATTTGGCACAGAAACTTGCAGGCTTTAAAAGCCTGCCTGCCTATATGAAATCTGAAGTAGTGAGGGATAGCGGTGTTGGTGCAAGTTGGAATCGTGTTCTTTCTCTCTTTTGTGTTGCTACTCTGTTTAACTTTGAGTTAACAGATTTTATTAAGCAAACAAAAGAGACGAAATGTTTAAACACACTCCGTAAGAACTCACGCTCCTATAATAAAGCGCTCTTAGCTACCAAAGGTGATTTAAAAAATCTGGATCGTTTCGGTTTAATTTCACAGGAATTTCAACATTATTCCGTTAAACCCTTTCCAAAGTCCGTAGA